ACCATGGCCTCCATGCGCCCGGTGCCGTCATTGCCCGGGAACACGTAGAAGTCGGTCGGATTCATCGGGTCGGTGATGACGTGCTGCACCAGCGACGTGCGCGGGTAGGTGGCGGCGGCGTGCCAGCCGGGGATTTGGTTGTCCAAGGCGTCGCGCTCGATCGGTGTGATGGCCGGGCCGGCGGCGCGCGGCGCCTCTGCCGCGCTGGTGATGTTGCAAACGGCGCGCAGGAACTGCGCCTGATCGGCCTCGAGCTTCTGCAAAGTGCCGGGCTGCAGGTTGAGGATGACCGTCTCCGCGCAGGCGGATGGCTTGACCAGGCAGATTTCCAAGAGCGCGTCATTGAGCGCGGTGGCCAGTTCGAGAATCGGCCACCGCACGGCGTCGGGGTCTTGCAGAAAGGTCTGCGCGCGCTCGAGCACGTCCTTTGCGATCAGGGCCGGCATGGCGCCGTCCCTCAGTTGGCCCGCGCGGCGCGGGCCTCACGGATCTCGCGGATGATGCGGTCGCTCTTCATCTTGTGGTGCGGCTTCTGCATGAACTCGTCGCGGTATGCCTGTGCAAGCGAGCCCTCGTCGTAATCGTCGAGCCCGTCATCCTCGGGCGCTGTGTCCTGAACGTCGTCGCTTTCATCGTCCACGGATTCGATCCCATCGCCTTCGGGCGCGGTGTCGTCGGGCTGCGGTTCATCAACCGGCGTCGCCAGAAACGTGGTTTCGGCATCAGCCGCGACGGCGCGCATGGGGAATGAGCCATCAGCCGCGGCAAACCCCTCGGGGATGGACAGAAGGCGCTTCGCGTGCGCGTCGTTCTCGACGTCGCAGATATGCGGGCCGCCGGCCTCGCGCTCTTCGAAGAGGTATTCGGCGCCGTCAAGGCTGACGCGGGTACCGCCGACGCGCTCGATTTTCGAGATGATCAGCATCTTGCTGGACTCCTGGAATGGGGAAAGGCCGCCCCGCGAGGGACGGCCAGATCGCGTCCGAGATCAGTGGACGTAATGAAGGACGACGGTCAGTTTCTTGCCGGAACCGACGGTCACATTGCCGCTCAGGGTCACGCCCAGCCCGCGGTGGTCGTTGGTGCGCCCGACGGCGAGGCAGTCCAGTACGGTGGCAGGGGCCTCGTTGTCGTTGACGGACACGCCATCGAAGATCAGATCGGTGGTCAGCGCGCGGCCGGAATCGGTGGACCCCGCTTCGCCGTCGAGCACGCCAATATCTGCGGTGATGGCCCCGAGACCTTCGCCGATCAGCGTGGCGCCGACGATCTGGGCCCCGCCCGGCACGAAGCCGATTTCGAGCACGTCATCCGCGCTGGTGAAGTCGACAGGGAAGTCGTAGGTCAGAATGGCGGCGCAGACGAGGCCCGAGGAATAGCCCACGGGTTGATTGGCGCGACCATATGCGAAGTCGTTCTGTTTCAGCATGGGTCTATCCTTTGTTTCAGGCTGACGTCAGGGGCGGCACGGGCGCCCGGAGGCGCCCGCGTCGGTCTTTAGTTCTCGGGCTTGGCGTAGGTGTCGATCGCCATCACCCCGAAGTCGCGCCCGTTGAACCGGGTCTTCTTCAGGCCGACAATCGTACCGCAGGCGATGCTCGGCGTGTTGTCGTAATCGTCGACCTCTTCCTTCCACATGTACCGCTGGCCTGCGGTCGTGCCGTAGGCGCAGACGGCCGCTTGGCGACCCATGAAAAGCCCACGTGCGGCGGGAAGGTCGCTGCCGGTCCCGTAGTCGTCGAAGCGGATCACGCGCTCGTGGCTGTGCAGGATCACGTTGTTGATCATCCCGAGACCACCCTTGAAGATCGGGTTGTTGCGACCCTCGGCCGCAGCGGCGGCCTTCTGGATCTCGAGCCAGCCCGACCCTTCCTCGGTGCGCATGTCCTGCTCTTGGTTGGGAGACATGACCGTGACGTAGCGATCCTCGCCCTCGACACTGACCGGCATCATGTTGGCGGTATCGGGGTCGGTGGCGCGCATCATGCGGGCCTTGGTGACGGCGCGCTCGATCAGCTTCCGGCTCATCTTGTCCGAATTGGTGATCGTCGCTTTCGACACGGCCGAGCCGCCGTAAATCATGTGCTGCGCATCGGGTGTCTGCAGGGCGTTGCCTGCGTGGCCGGCATAGTCGGTGTCCTCGATGAACTCCTGGTTGATGCCGCGGACGCCGGACAGATAGATGAACATCAGCTCGTCCATGTATTTCGACCAGTAATCGCCGAGACGGTTGCGGCCCGTGGTGCGCATGTCGTGCGCGGTGCGCTTGCGCGTCATCCGGCCACCGGCGGAGACCGAGTGCCGCAGCTGGTCGATGATGACCTCGTCGGTGTAGAACTTGAGGCTCTCTTCCTTGCCTTTCACGCGGTTGTCACCGCTGGTCGGCTTGCCGCGCAGCTGCACGGACAGGTCGAAGCTGATGCGCTCGCCCTGCTCGGTTTCGAGATCCGTCTTCTGTTCGATGACGTTGTTTTCGCCCTTGCCAATGAACTTCTTGGAAAAGTAGCTCTTTTTGACGGCGTCGACGGCGAGATTCGAGGACCATTTCTTCTGGGCCTTGACGTCGCCAAAGGGGATGATGGTTTGGGGCATAACGATTCCTCATGCGGGTTTGAGACCTGCATAAGCACATCATGCGCCTAGCGTGCGTCTTGCATACCATATGTTGTGTCCGAAAAAAAGGGGGCTTTGCGCCCCCTAGTCTGCCGGCCCGATTATCACCGCGCGGGGTGGGTCATCGCCGCACGCGTCGATCTCTTCTGGATCACCGGGTTCATTGCGGATCGACACATGATCCGGGGCCCCGAAGGCGATGCGGACACGCCCGGCGCCGGCGTCCTTGATTTCCAAGGTTATGTCGCCGATGCGCACCACGTCACTCTTCTTCAACTTCAAAACCAGCATGCGGGCGTGTCCTTATGGCAGGGGCTTGAGGGTCAGAGGTTCGCCGAAGAGAACTCGTCCCGCTCAGCGTCCGACAACTTGGCGATCTCGGCCTCGATATCGTCGGGATGCGCGTTTCGGTCGTTCATCATGCGCTGCAGATATGCGAACTTGCTGTCCCCCTCGTCGCTGACCTTGGACGCCGGCACGCGGGCGAGGGTCTGCGGCGGTGTATGAAGCTCCTTGCCGTCCTCTTCCTTCTTCGCGGCCTTCTTCTGCTGCGGCGCGGGGTCTTTCTTCGCCGCCTTCTTGCTGGGCGGCACGTTGGACAGACCAAGGTCTTCGGCGGTAGCTTCAAGCCGGCGATGCGCCAGGGAAAGCTGTTGCTCGAAACTGAGCTTGGAGTAGGCCGGGTTGCTGGTGACGTCTTTCACCTCGGCGTCGAGGGCCGACATCACCGCCTGGTCGGCCTTGAGGTCGGGGAACGCCTTGAAGTAGCTCGCGACGGCATTGTCCCATTGCGTTTCTTCGGCGGCGACGCGCTGGCGGTAGGTCGCGCGTTCCTCGATGATGGACTCGGCCTGCGTCTGGATCTCGCCTTCCTGCTCCGCAAACTCCTGCTCGTCGATCTCGCCATCGTTGAACTTCTGGAACAGGTCGGTGCGCTTGTCGCGCAGGTCTTTCATCTGCGCGTCGTGCTGCGGCGTCTGCACCTGCTTGGGATCGCGCGGCTGCGGCGCAGCGGCGTCAGGCTCGGCGGCCTTTTCCGGCTCAGGATCATCCTCGGCGGCGGCGTCCGCGCCTTCAGCGTCCTCGTCGGAACCATCCTCGTCGCTTTCGTCACCGGACGCGGCCTGCGCCTCGACGTCTTCGGCAGAGTCATCCTTGTGCGCATGCTCGCGCGCCCAGCCATTGTCGACCCATTGCTGGGTGTCTTCGCCGGTCAGCGATGCGCTGCCGTCGATTTCCTCGCCTTCGTCAGCCTCAAGCGCCGCGCGCTCTTCGTCGGTGAGAAGTTCGAGATCGTCGTCTTTGTCGTTTGCCATGGTGTTGGCTCCTTTCGTTGGTCAGAGGTCGTCTAGGCCGCGAGAAAACACGTCAACGGAAGTTCACTCGGCGGGATAAGCCAGGCGCCGCACCTGAACGGCCAGCCCATCCAGCCCAAGGATCTCGGGCAGGGCTTCCAGCAGGTCCGTCGCGTCGGTGAAAGCGTGCCGACGGTCGGGATAGCACCGGGGGTCTTTCGCCCCTTCCTCGACGATGTACCCGCCGTTTGCCGCAGCGATGTTGTGCGTGCCATGCACGATCATAGACCCGTCGTGCCGGCGCGCGATCGTCAGAAGCTCGACGGGTTCGGATGCCATGGTGCCCTCCATGACATCCGAGGGGGAGAACAGTTGCCCCTCCGGCGCATTGAAGTGCACCGGATCGCCGGTCAGGCTCACGATCTTGTCGTCGTGGTCGCTCATTTCGCGCCACCTTCCGCCGAATGGCGCTTGGCGCTCATGCCGTGCTTGGCCGCGATCTGCCGCTTCATCGGGCTGGCCCAATCGGGCAGCATGAGAAGAACGGCGATTTGGTCGGCAGGTGAAACTGCGACGATCTCCCTGCACGCGCTGCCGGGGTATTTCCCCTCGGGCAGAAGATCCCATCGCCCGACGCGCACGCTGACGGAGCCCTTGATCCCGCGCTTGATCACGTTGTCGCCTTCTGCGCAGAGGCGGATCTGTGCGCGGCCCTCGTCCTGCCCGCGACCGATGAGAAGCTCCATGCGGTCCGTCTCGGGGTTGATGGCGCGTCCGAACAGGCGGTTCTGCGCTTCTGCGTTGAACGTGAGGCGCACGACTGCCAGCCGCGTCTTGCTGCCTTCACTGAGAGACATGGAGATCCCCGTGGCGGCGGCTTTGCTCGCGGTGGCGATCTTCGGGGCTGGCGTAAATCCCATGGTCGTATCCTTTCACATCATGCGACAAGTTGGGTTGGTGGTCCGGGGCTAGTAGGTGCCCATCGGGTCGGCGGGTTGCGGGGCAGGCGGCTGCATCTGCTGCGGTGCCGGCTGCGGCGCGGGTTGAGGCGGTTGGGACATCGGGGCGCCTTGTCCCTGCCCGGCGGGCCCGGGCTGATACCCGGACTCGTCCAGCACGCTGTCGGCCACGCTGTTGAGCGCGGGCGAACCGAGGATCTGTGCGGCGGCCTCCATCGCCTTGATCTGCGTCTCGACGTTCTGACCGGCGACTTTCGAAAGGATCTCGCGAATGTTGGCGATGACCTTGGCGCCCTCGGCCCCGGTCTTTTCGGCTTCGGCAGCCTTCTTCTTCGCCTCGGCCTCCTTGGTCTCGACCTCGGCATTGGCAAGGCGGCCTTGCATCTCGGCCTCGGCCTCTTTCTGCTGGTTCCGCTTGATGGTTTCCTCGTCGGGGTTGTTCGGATCGGCGTCGGGGTCTTCCTGCCCGGTGATCTTGCGGATTCGCTTCACCAGTTCTTCCTGCTGCGGCAGGTCCATCACTTCGACGACGAGATCGAGCAACGACATGACCAGTTCCGGGCTCACTGACCCGAGTTGCGTCATGAACTCGATCAGCTGGTCGACCTGCGATTGGCGCATGGTGGCCTTCCAGTC